GATAATGATAATGATAATATAAAGGATAATGATAATAAGAAAGAAAATAATATTATTCTTACAGATAATTCTACAGATAATAAACAGAATAACATTATAGAGAAAAAAGAGATAAAAAATATATCTAAATATAATTCTACATCTAATAACGATATATTTTCTATCTCTAAAAAAGAAGAGGAAAAAGAGAAAGACTGGAGAAAAGATTTTAATGTTTATTTGTCAGAATTACATGAAGAAGTAGACAAAATACTATGTGATGCAGAATGGATGGAAAAACAAAAAGAATTCAACCCTCCTGAATTGAACATAATAAAAACAATTGAATGTGCTATCGAAAACTTTTGGGGTACTACTGAAGGTTGGGAAAACAAAAAGAAATCGAAAACAAAAAAAATAAACTGGAAAACAACATTGGCAAAAGCTCTTAAAATTCAAACGAACCGCGTTTTTTATCCGAAAAATTTAGCAGGGGGGGCGCGCGGATTTGCAAAAAAGGAGACAATGGAAGAGCAAACGCAAAGAGTCGCTTTTAAAATTATGCAGGATATACAAGAGGGGAAAGACGATTCATTATTTGGAATGATGTTTAACAAAAAAGACGAAAAATAGGAGGTTGTATCATGGACATACAGCAAATAAAAGAAGCTCAAAATTACCCGAAAATAAGCGAATTAAATAAAAACGAACTGTTTTTGTTTTCTATGGACATAGTAAAAAAGGCTTTTTTAAGGGTAAATCAAGAAACGACGGATGAATTAATCGAGGTCACAACAAAAGATGTCGCAACATTTTTAGAGGCGGAATGCAAAGCGCTAACCATAAAGGAGTGCGACATAGCGATAATTTATGGTTTATCTGGCGAATTTGGGGTTTTCTATCGTATGTCGGTACAAACTATCATCCAATTTTTAAAAGCCTTTAAATCGCACGCAAATCGCTCTCAGGCGATAATCGAAAAATACGGGAATGTAAAACAATTGGAAGTCCATTCTAAAGATTTTTCAATTGAACAGTTGTCGGATTTTGAAAGGAATGCTTTCAATGAATTCAAACAAACAAAAAGATTGCCTATTGGGTTACCATGTTTGCCAGTGGTTAAGTATCTGATAAGCAAAAACAAAGTGCGGGCAGAGACTTATTTAAGATATGTTTCTGAAGCTACAATAGCCGTAGAAAACGAAAATAAAAACGAAATACAAAAGCTGATAATGGCTAACAATACTACAAAAGAAGCTGTAATTGTGTACAATGCTTGCAGGAAATTATTAACTGATTATTACACACTAAAAACCAGATGAGATGAAAAGCGAGAAAGATATTTTACTTGAAAAGATGAATAAAGCGTTACAAAAAAGAGACTATGTAAAAGTAACTCAAATAAAAACGCAACTTGACAACTTGAATAAATATGAATTGATACCGGTTAAGGATTTGTTCGGGAACATGACCAAGGAGCAGAAAGAAAAAGCGGTGTATGTTTGTAAAAAAATACCTCTTTTCGCTGATTTGCTTTCTCAGGCTGCAATTGAGCTTACGAACATAATACAACAAGTAGATTCATCTTCTAATTTGGTATTAATGAAAGACTTATCAAAAGCTCGCTTTTACGCGGAAAGAGTAGTTAAAATTGTAGATGATTTGAATGATGATGAATTTTCAGAATCATTTGGGGAATTTGCAGATAGAGTAAATTTAGAAATAGATAATTTATTTGAAAAATATGCCAATAAGTGAAGTATTCAATATTGATTGTCTAAAATACATGAAAAATGTTCCTGACAAATATTTTGAACTCGCAATTGTAGACCCACCCTACGGAATAAATTCTCCTAATATGAACATGGGAGGGAATAGAGGGTATATAAGTACGGCAGAAAGATTAAGGAAAGGACGCCTGAACTCTGGAGGAGGTAAATTAAAAAATATTTCCTTACAGAAAATGCCTGTAAAATGGGACTATAAGACGCCTTCTCATAGATATTTCAAAGAATTATTGAGGGTAAGCAAAAACCAAATCATTTGGGGCGGAAATTATTTTAAATTACCTCCGTCAAGATGTATCGTCGTTTGGGATAAAAAACAACCGTGGGAAAATTTTTCACAAGTTGAGTTGGCTTGGACGTCTTTCGATTATCCTGCAAAAATAGTGAGAATCGGGGCTGTTGGTGGTAAGAATGACAAACTTAGAATACACCCTACGCAAAAACCGGTTGATTTATATGCCTATTTATTAAAAACATTCGCAAAAAAAGGAGACAAAATATTTGACAGCCACTTAGGCTCTGGGAGTAGCAGGATTGCAGCCTATAAGTTAGGGTTTGACTTTGTAGGATGCGAAATAGATAAAGAATATTATGAAGCTGAAAATGAAAGATTTGAAAACGAATGCTTAGGAATTATTCAAACGAAAAGCGGAGTATTAACACAGCAAAAACTATTCTGAAATGTCACAAGAAATTAAAGAAGAACTTATAGATATAAATACTTTGAGTAGTAAATGTGGATATTTCACATCTGATACCATTATAAACAATGGATATGGGTGCAATCACCCTTATTGTTATGATGGCGTATATACCTATAATGGGAAACAAATTAGTCTTTCTGATGCAGAATTAATAGTTGCAAAAGGGCTTACAAAAAGGAATATAAAGTGTAATAGGAGACTTTCAAAGAAGTTTATTAAAAAAGCGAGGCGGTTACTTTTTTCGGAATATATAGACTTATGCGGAGTGAAGTTCCAAGGTGCATGTTATGCGTTTTCTTGCCCACTTTGTCGGTTAGCTTATCCAGAAGATTTCCCAAAATTTGGAATGTTCCCTGAAGATTGCGGAGATGATGAATATGTAATTATAAATAACTAGATAATGCGATTAGACATAGAAAGACAAAATAAACTCGAACCTATCAGATTACGGACAGCAATAAATGAAATACAGAAATTAGGGCTAACAATACTTAATTGCACTGATAAAATGATAGAGTTCGAGTACAAGGGGCAGCCAGTAAAGTATTTCCCTTATTCAGGATGGGCAACTGGAAAGACTATTAAAGACGGTAGAGGGTTAAACAATCTAATTAAGCAATTGAAACAATGAACTTATTTGCAGAAGAAATAGAGCAAACGGCAATCGAGAGAATCCAGAAGTTTTCAAAAATTGCAAAGAAAATGGGATTCGAAGTAAGATTAGGATTCTCAGGAGGGAAAGACAGTCAGGTATGCTATGACCTCTGCAAACGAAGCGGGATTGAATTCAAATCTTACTTCAATCACTCTTTTGAAAGCAATATCACTTTAAAGTTTATCAAAGAAAATTATCCAGATGTGACAAAGCGTAGAGACTATAAATACGGATTTATTGAAAATATTTGGCGGAATCATGAGGGACTATTACCGACCGTTCAATCAGCATATTGTTGTACAGACTACAAACACAACAGAAAATATGTAGACGAATGCTCAATTGTCGGAGTTAGAAAATATGAAAGTTTTAAAAGGAAAGAACGAACAGCATTTGAAATAAGAAACAAAACGCTACTAAAAAAGAATAAGAACCTTATAGATGATTATTTTGAGGAACATTGCCAATCAGTAGGAACTGCGGGCATTATACAACTAAAACCAATAATAGATTGGACAGATAGCGACGTCTGGGATTATATCCATAAATATAATCTTCCAATTAATCCAGAGTATGAGTGGCGTGAAAGAGTCGGATGTATAGTATGTCCAAAAGCAAACCTAAATAGCAACTATATCGGACTGATGAGATACCCTAAACTTGTTGATTGTTTTATATATGCAAGAGAAAAAGCAAAACAAAATGGGTCTAAAATAGACTGGATAATTACCTCGGATAATAAGGACTATTCAAATGACAAAGTATATTATATATGTCGCTGGTTGAATCATTCTTTTATGCCGTTTACTGCAAAACAAGAAAAATTATACCTGAAATTCAGAGAAAAATACAATTTAATACACAATAAAAACAATAACTTATGAAAATTAGAATAGACATAAAATCAATATTTGGGAATGTGCTATTTTCTTTCGAGAAAGAGAACAACACAATTAAAAACACATTAGTAGAAGCTACTTTAAACGGTGCTAATTTGCGCGAAGCTGATTTGTGTGAATCTGATTTGAGAGGGGCAGATTTGGGATATGCTGATTTGAGAGAGGTTTATTTGGAATATTCTGATTTGAGAGAGTCTTATTTGGGAAATGCTGATTTGAGAGGGGCAGATTTGAGATGGGTTGATTTGAGAGGGGTTGATTTGACAGGCGCTGATTTGAGAGATGCAGATTTGAGAGACGCTGAGTTAAAAAAAGCTGATTTGATGGGTGCTGATTTGAGAGGCGCTAATTTGAGAGGTGCAGATTTTAAAGAAGCTGATTTGAAAGGTGCAGATTTGAGCGACATTTATTATTCGGTATATACATCTTTCTTGACATCTCAATGCCCGACAGATGGAAGTTTTATAGGGTGGAAAAGACTCGATAAATATATCGTTAAATTAAAAATATGTGAGGATGCAGAGAGAAGTTCATCAACATCAATAATATGTAGATGCTCAAAAGCGGAGGTATTAGAAATCCAAAATATAAATGGGAGTATAGCTGATATAACAGAAATATGTTCGAGTCATGATAAAACCTTTATATATAAAGTGGGTGAAACAGTTGAAGTGAAAGACTTTGACAAATGCAGATGGAATAAATTTTCAAATGGGATACATTTTTTTATAGATAGGAATATGGCTGTAGCTTATAGAAAATGACTATGAAGAATTTTTTAGGTGGAATTAAAAAAGCAGAATTAAAAATTATCGATGCTGGGAAATCCGGCAATCCTGAAGAATTGATTAAGTCCGCGATATCTGTTGCACAATTTTTAGAGGCAAAAGGATTTGATGCTGTAATAAAATTCTCTTATAAACAAACTGAAGACTGGATTAACGAACATAAATTGGAATATGTAACTATAAATTTTGAGAAATATGAATAAAATGAAAATTACTTTCGGTATAATGTCTAATAAATATCAAATAGAAGCATACAATAAGCTTGATGCTTATGCTGCTATGGCGATATCCTTTAAACGCGATTTACCATATGTACTTTTATTTGAGCCTTATGAGATAATAAAAGATAATTGGTTCCGTGATGAAAAAAAATTCCTTGAGCTATTTGGAGAAAAAGTAAGTTTAAACGAATATCTAAATGCACATCATGATAAAGTAAAAGAAGCCTATTTAACTATAAAAGAGATATGAGTTATGGGAACAAAAGAAAATAAGTCACCTTGGATTAAAGTTAGTGAACAACTCCCTGAAGATGGAGAATTAGTTTTAACAAGGCTTGAAATATACGATTTTGAGCCTAAACTAAATATTTATAATGGATATTATCAAGTGTGGAATACAGAAGACGGAGAAGATTTGGTTTGTCCTATAATGGATGATGATTTATGGATGCCGATTCCTTCATTTGATGATATACTGAATAGTAACAAAGATGTCCTAAAAAGACTTAAAGAGAAGTGAAAAAGAATGAATAGGTCGGAAGCAAAGAATTTATGCAGAATCATAAAGAATGATGATGTTTTTAATATGTTGAAAAATGCAAAACTTGGTATTAAGGATTGGAAGGCTGCATCTAAACTTAATCCGAGCATGAGCAAAGGAGAAGCGTGGAATATCCTCGCGGCACATTTTGACGTAACCAAAGTATATCCTGTAATCATATTACAGAATATTCTTATGGAATTTGGGAATTTTCTGGATATAAAGCCTTATATGGAACCTTATATCAAAAAGAGGAATCCAAAGCGAAATGTAGAGTTATATCATGAAGAACCTGATTTTAGTAATTTCAACGAATGAAAAAGAAAGAATTTCCTAAATCGTGCGACTGTAGAAACTGTATGAATGCAGGAGAAGCAAAAGACTTCATGGTGTTTTGCAGTGTTTTAAATATATACCGTTCCATAGGAATTAGACCGTATTGTACAAAATTTAAAAATAAAAGATATTAATTATGAGAACTGAAGATATTGACGCTATGTCGGAAATATTCCAAGAACATGGGATTTCTGCGACAATAGAAATAATAGAAAAAGTAACAAGTGATTTTATAGGACATTTGGACGCTATGAGGGAAATGGAGATAATGCAATTTATGGGAAGACAATCTGAATCATCCTTTCAAAAGGCGTTACGGTTAGAAAGTGAGTTAAACAAACTCAAAACTGAATTTAATAAAATATCCAAAGAAAATAAAGTTTATCATGATGCTATAATGCGAAAGATAAACGCTTCTGAAGTTTGGATTGAAAATAACTCTGTAAAATACGATTTATGAAAAAGTATATTAGACTAAATCATTATTTGTATAACGATTCCATCAGTTCAAGGAAGACTATTTGCCCTATACTAATTGACATAGATAGGATAAGAGTTGTAACATGCTCTGAGACTGGTAGCGTTATATGGCTTGACAACGGAGACAATATCCATGTACTGGATAATATAGACGCAATTGAAGATTTGTTGAATACTAAACAAGAATAACCATGATAATTACTCCAAAAATAGATTATTTAGAAGGCTATTTTGATACAAAAAAAGTAAGGATGAATTGCATCCCATCAAAAAATAGGGGAAGGATAGATTTGTGTTTAGAATCAGATGACGGAATTAATATCCCAATAGCGAGTATAAAATTATTTAGCAATGATTTGTTTGTTGATTTTATAGAAACTTTTGATGATGCGTCAAAATTTGGCGAAGAAATAGCCAGAAGGTGGAACGAATTTAAAGATAAAAAATAATTTATTATGAAAGCAGAAATAATAGAACAAGCAAAAGATTTGGAATATGCATTATATGAGAACGGGGATAAATCTATCTTTTTAATTGCCACTAAAGTGGGAGCATATTTACATGGGACAGTATGTTTTTCAACACAAAAAGAGTATAAAATTGGATATTACAGCGAAAAGTGGTTTGCATTTAATTTCACTATTTCCAGCGATAAAGTAGTATTGTCAAACGTATAAAAATATGGCATATAAATTAAGACATAAAGAAACTGGATTGTTTTTCTGCCGAGCCAAAGGGCTTGCTGATGATAAAAGATACGGAGAACTTGGGAGCAGAGAAAATTTTTTGAACAGACATTTAAGTAAAAGAGGAAGAGTTTATGAACATATTTCAGAGAAGCAAAAAAAACTGTATATCCAATACTATGCAGATGAATTTGAAATATTTGAAATATAAAAATACAAGAAAATGATACAGACAAGACTAAATAACGAGGACATTCCTTGGGAAGAATTCCCTGTTTTAGCGTTTAATCCAGATTTAAATGTTATTATTATAGCCTTAGAAAATGGTGATTATTTAAAGGGAACTGTAGTCAGTTCTGATAAACCAGAACATCCAATTGGGAAATACTACGAATATTGGGAAAAATCCCAATTTTGTCCTTTTGAAGATGAAGTAATATTAAAAAACAAAAGCAAATGAAAAAGATACTCGGAGCGCACAACGCAAACACATACCTTAAACCACGCAAATGGTGGATGAGACTGATTAACTTTACGTCAAAATGCCAAAAATTGACTATAAAAGAACAATTTGAGTATGGGGTAAGATACTTTGACTTCAGAATAAGATATGATAAAGAATTAGGACTGTTTTTAAATTGTCACGGGCTGGTAGAATACATTGAACATCTATCCTATACGGTTTATCCCTTATCTTATTTTGCAGAAAAAATAAAACCGGAACCAATTTATATTAGGTTTGTGTATGATGATACATTTAATAATAATATAGATGATTCCGATTTAACCGATTTATTTATAGAACAGATATATCCTATTTTAAGAAACGATAAAAACATCATTTGGCAACTTATAAAAAAATCTTCGTGGAAATATATAGTTTACAACAATAGACCTCAACTTGCAATAGTCGACTGTTTCAAAAACTATAGAGGCTATAAGTGGATTCCTTTCCCGCAAAGGTATATATCTAAACATAAAGAACATTATCAAGAAATCATAGATAATACAAAGGTTGAAAAAGATACAGTATTCCTATGTGACAGAGTAGATTTATTCAAAATAAAATAATATGGCAACAAGTAAAAGAACATGGCAAAGATTCGAGGCAGCAGTAGCAGCCATTTTTGGGACTAAAAGAGTCCCCCTTTCAGGTAGCAATTCAGGGCATAATACTCACTCCGATTCTATGCATCCTGATATTTACATAGAATGCAAACTACGTGAATCGTTTTCGATATGGAGATTATTTGATGATACTTCTAAAAAAGCTAAGAAAGAGGGGAAAATACCTCTTGTAGCTATAAAGGAAAAAAACAAAAAGGGATGTTTATTTATTATAAGTCCTGATAACTTAAAAGAGTTAGCGGATTTATACAACTCTGATAAACAAAAAAATGAACGAGAAATATACGTTGAATTATAAAATTTAATATATTTGTGTATGGAAATGATTGTTATTGAAATAGATTTGAGCCAAATCCCCTCGGATAAAATAAAAAATTTCCTGCGGAAAAATGGGAATGAAGCCAATGTTGTTAAGCTATGTGCATGTAAACGTAAACAGCCAGACCCTTACGGAAGTGACATTACAGTTTACATAAATCAAAATGCAGAAGAAAGATTGTCAAATCAACCTAAAATATTCTGCGGTAAAGGAGTTGAAATAAAAACAAATAAAACAGAGACACAACAAAACAATAATAGTCGAAATAATAATAATGATGATTATCCTTTTTAAAATATAAATCATGGAAACAGAGGAAATTTTAAATATTATACAAGCGTCATTAAAAATATGCGCTGAGAATATTAAAGCCCGTCACTGGACTATGGTAGGGCACGACTTTATGACTTATCATCCGTATTTTGACGAAATAAACGAAAAACTAATAGATTTTGTAGATGAAATTGCGGAAAGCACTGTAGTAACTGGAGGGATACCGCCCTATAATTTTGAACAATATTTAAAATTTTCCTTTATAGAGCCTATTAAATTTATTCCTTCTCTTGAAATGATGCTAAAGGATACTATATCAGAATTACAAAAGATATATGATTATATAAATGATAACTTCAACCAATTTGACGATACAACGGCAGATTTAATGGTTAAAATAACAAGAAAAATAAGAGACAAATACCTATTCTTCTTAATTCAATCTACCAGACTTAGTTTTAGTTAAACATATAATTCTCTTTATTATTCATATTTTTGTAATTCATTCCCGTTTGTTTGTGAAAATAGACGGGATTTTTATATATTTGTACATATCATTAAGTACAGCATTTCGGAAAACAGAAAAATTGGCAAATGAGGCTCCCCAAATTGTGAAATTCGGGGAGTTTTTATATATTTGCATAGTGTTTAATATTCGTATGTATCTACAACGGTTTGTGAAAATAGTTGTCACCACTTAATTTTTTCATATTAAATGATAATGTAGAAAAGGCTACAACGAAAGTTGCAGCCTTTTTTTAATAGCATGAGAATATTTCTATCCTCTATACTACCAACACACTAAAATGTTAGAAAATTCCATTGTGCACCAAAACCGAGATATGGAGAAAATTTATTACAAGAAATGGCGTAACCATATCCTGCCTGCAATCCTAAGCTGAAGCGGCTTTTCTTTTTTTTAATATGCGTTTCAGTTTTTGTTATGGTTAAATACTTGACTGGAGAATAAACCTCTATCTTTTTAGCTTCTACCTTATATCCGGTCATACATATTGAATATGTAGAATCTTCAAAACAGTATTCGGATATCGGTATTTCTACTTCTGCCGGCTTAGAAAGTTCAGGAACATACAACGTGTCCCTGATAGTCTCCTTTATTTTGATGTATTTTGGAATCAAAAGCGTGTCAATGATAGTATCTACCCTCGTTATCACGAAAGTGTCTGTATGAGCCTCTATTTGGGGTGTATTGGCATGTTTGCCTATGACATAGCCACAAGCAAAGGACAGAAAGAGCGAGAGAACCAATAACACCCCAAATTTTCTCATTTCTTAAAATATAATTCAGATTCTGCCTTCCTTCTCCTTACAAGTCCTGAAAGCACTTCTTTCCCTGCATATATCCATTTCTTGAACTCATTAGCGATAGTAGGGTCATTCGGATTTAATTTCACTTTACACAAAAGTGTAGAATCCGAAAAGTTCTTCACCCCGACATTATAAGTAAAAGAGACTAATGCGTCAAACTGGTTTTGCGTCAATTCCACATCCATAGTTGAGCCGGATACTATATCTACAGCATTAGAAATATCATCTAAAAGAAATTCCGTTGCTTTAGCCTCTGTTATTACATCGCCTTCTTTTACATTATATGTATGCCCGTACCCGATAGTCCATACTCCGGCTGGACACTTATATGCAACCAGTCTTAACCCCTCAAATTCCTTTATAAGGTTAAGCCCCTTTTCTCCTATTTGATTCAGATGCTTCATGTGTTTCAAATTCTTTAAAATATGGTATTTTCTTTACTATCTCAAAGCTTACTATATAATGTATAAAAGATATTGCCCTATTATGCGGAAGCAATGATTTTATGTTAGTCAGTATGTTCAATGAATAAAAATACGTGACGATTGATACAATTGCCGATATGCACTGTAACGCCATTTCTTTGTTATGGAATTTATTACCTATAAAATAAACGCTCCCTACTAAAAGATAAAACACTAACATCTCACATAAGCAGAAGTAAAACTTTTTGCATTTAAACGTTTTCTGTTTTACAATGATATCTTCTATCAATCCTATTATAAAGTTTATCAAGAATATATAAGCGATAATTATAACATAATCATATATAGGGGCTATGTAACTTATTACTACAGCAAATAAACTCCCTAAAAATCCCTGAAATCCTCCCGCCTGATTCTCCATAATATTATTTCATTAAAAATACAATCACATTAAATATAACATTATAAGGTTGTGATATACTATCTGCAAAAATTGTAACAGAATTAGCCCCATAATTATATTGAACTTTAGGAAATATTTGGGTATTACTATCATTTAAATTATATGCGCTTACTATTACTGATTGTATTTTTGCTCCAGTAAAATTTAAAGACATTTGTGGATTATTTGAGCCTCCAAATGTCCCGCTATTAGGAATATTTGGCGTTTCAAATAATGTTTTATTATTTATCGCATCATTAGTTTTCTCTAATTGGGATGAATTTGCGTATATTGCATATTCGCCTAAGAAATAAGGAGTCAGGTTAAGTTTATCATCAGTAACGGCAAGTGCAGCAATTTTCGAGGAGTTTATGCTATAATCTATAATTTTTTCATTTGATACTGAACCGGATTGTAGTGCGTCATTAGATATTGAGCCTAATCCAATGTTCCGTTCTGTTACTTGATAATCCCCTATTTTAGCCGAGGTGACGGCTCCGTTCGCTATATCTGGAGTCGAAATAGTACCGTCAGCAATCTTTTCGGAGGTGACGGCTCCGTCAGCAATCTTTAGGGTTCCTACAGCCCCATTTGCTATGTCTGATAAACCTATACTTGACGGTAATACCAGATTCGCCCGCCAATCGTATGTGTGGTAGAATGAATACCCGTCCATACCTACAGCCCATGTTAAGTCGATTGTAGCCACTTCGGATATTCCTGTAGGTTGAGTATTGCTAAATAATGCTCTTTTTATAGCTGTATATTCTTGACCTGTTTCTGACGAACGTTGTTCTACATCGCTTAACCATACATATACAGTCGCTCTATTTTGTTCTGTAACAGTAAATGTTTTATTGCAGGTCGCAATTATTATAGTCCCTGTAGCTAATGACGGTAGAGATGAAGAGGTTTTAAATATAAGCTGGGTAGTCCCAGAAGTAAAAGTAGCCGAATCCATCTCATTAGACATACTAATATCAATGAATTTGTAATTACTTGCCCCTAAAAATATTCCTAATGCGCTTTGCCAGTTATCAAATGCGCTTACTAAGTCATTTATATAAACAAGATTGCCATCATCGTTTATATATGATAATATTGTGTCTTTGAGCATATTGTACTGATTTTAGTTTATATTTTATCCCCCATATTATTAATGAATCTACAGTTTGGGTAAATTCTGAAAATGTATCTTTATTTTCTTCTAAATAAGACGGGTAATTTATAATTACTCCTGTTGTCAAAGATGAAGTATATAAATATGACTTTCCCCCAGCCGTATAGTCTTTATCGCTCCAATATACTTTTTCGCCAGCTTCATAATCTGAAGGATATAGATATACTTTATTTGAAGTGATATTTATAGCCTCTATATGCCTCCCGTCAGGGTCGTATAGGTCATTAAGAATATCTATTACTTGTTGCTTCCCATATTGGCAGGCAGCGATTTTATATGCCCGTTGCCTTTTTGTATTATATTCGTTCCATAGTAAGATAAAAGGATATAACAAACATAACAACAGCTTATAGAAGTTGTTCAACCGGTATTCATTATTTACCATATAATTAGGTCTGTTTATCTGGTAAATAAGTTTAGGTATATTTATTTCTCTAAACGGGAACATAGCTAATATTTAAATCCTCCGCAAAATTAAAATATCCTGATACTAATTTTATCCTTCCATTTTCCGCATTATATGTCAGTGAACCATTTGTAGAAACAACGTCAGGGATATATGCTGCTTCAACTCCTGATACTTCTTGGAAGGATTTTTCTAAATCGTTTATGAACAATGGAGCGCCTAACACTATATTCTGTTGTATAGTCGTTTTCATGGATTCTATATCATTTTTCACCTGTGCAAGAGAATTGCCGGCACTGAAATACACTGTCATGCCTTCAGGGAATGTTAATATATCCGGTTCTCGGCTCTGTATAAACAGATTGAATCCCAATGGTATAAAATTTTCGTAGTAATCTTTGAATGCCGTAAGCTGGTCTGAACTCAAAGGAGTTAGATTGCCTGTATTGTCGGTAGTAGCTACATTTAATATTATACCTCCTTCAGACGTCGATACTGTAGCCTGCTTTATAATCCTGTTATTTTCATTTATAGGATTATACCCCATTTCTTTAGTATCATTATCCAAAATTACCAGATTATCCCCATATTGGAAATATAAAGCCTTATCCAGATAATAATCTTTACGTGTTACTCTTAGACTCCGAGCTGTATTGGCTATATTATCTTCTGAAAATAGTATCTCATTGGCTACTATATTGAATATAGTAGAAAGAGCGTCTACAAGACGCATCCATATAGCAGAAGCAGAAGTGTTTACGTTCTGGAATAAAGACTGTATAGCTATTATTATTTGTTGTCTTAAATCTTCCATAATTACTTCGTTCTTAATCTATATAACTCTGCATCTATAAAAAACCAAATTTGGCTTGCTGACGGATTGTTATTTGACGCAAAAGCCGTAATAGTATAAACTATCCTATCGTTGGTATTTGCACCGAAATCAGAAGGCTCAAATGCCAAATCTGTCATTAACGGGGGAATCCCGTTATCCGTCACAACTTGTACTTTTGTAGTATTGTAGGGTACTACTACTTTACATGTATGGTTATTGTCTATCAAAAAATCTGAAGCCTTTAAATTAATTACGGACGTAGAAGCCGAATAAACTCCTAATATATAATCGCCTGGCTTTGGATAGTCGAAAACATTAGCGGTTTGATATTTAAATGAGCCTGTCGGTATACTATCTTTAATAGTATCTACATTATAACTCGTTAATTTGAAAGTATAGGTACTACTTGACGAATTATATGTAATAACTCTTAACGTAATAGTGTTATGAGATACATCGACAAAACTAGCTGTATTTGTCAAGTTAGACGTTATTGTCGCTACAAATATTCTGTAATTGTTTAATGCTGCTACACCTGAACGACTATATACAATATTAGCCGAGCTTACTTTAGATACAAAATCAGTCCATCCAGAAGAGACAGAATTAATTACATTGGATATAGCTGCTGAAGAAGAACCATCATTAAGATTAATAAATGAGTTAGGCATTTCCAACATAGTAGGTCTACCCCCGAATTTTGTTTCTCCCCACTCATTTATAGCATTCACAGTCGTAAATGCAGAGGCGGAGACTTGTATAGGCTCATTCCCATTTAAATCGCTCTCTGTATATTCTGATAATGATGTTATGTCTACATATTGTACTGCCATATATTTAAGATTTAAATACTCCTAATACTTCTTTCCCGTTCATGCTATATACCGCCCTTATATCTCCCATACCCGTAGAATGATAATAAGCGACTTTGCAATTTTCGGCTTTTTGAACCAAATATAAGGTCTCTTGTTTATCTCCTACAGTAGTTTGGAATATTACTTCTTGGTCTCTTTGCTCAAATGTAGCATTTATATCTGAAGTAATCTCTACTCTTTGAGATTTTTTTTTAGGGTCATAGGCTACATAAAAATATCCTATACCGTCAGACCACTTTTTTTGTTTTCTAATTATAGCCATATACAAAACTTTAAATTGCCCCCCCCATGAATTAACATATTTTTGCATACATGAGAGGGACAAACATAATGTTAAGATACAGTAAATGTCGTGTTGGTTGTAACTTGTACATTGACTACCGAACCATCTTGTGGAACTGTAATCTCTGCTGGGGAAACTTCCAATCTTGCAGCTCCTGCACTCTGTGTAATCGTTAATGTCTGTTTTACAGATTCGGATGAACCTTGGATAGTAAATACCTGTGTTCTTGACTTTACAGTATCATTCAACGCATAATTAATCTCTATTGAGAATTCGTACTTGTGGTCAGCCCCTGGGTCTCCGGAGATTGCAACACCATTAGTTGCAGTTATTCTCCCGTCTGCTGTAAAATGTTTGTCTCCTAAGTCTTCTTCAACAATATCACCGCCCTCTACACTGAATTCTAACTTAGGGCTGTTAGATACTCCTGTTATTGTAACGCTACCAGCTGTGGCAGGGACTGTTACTCCTGTACTTGCTTGTTCTAAAGTGATAAACTCTGGTGCAGCAGCTAAATTTGCTGTTATCGTTTTGTCTGGGGAAACTCCAGCAGCTTTAACAGTAAAAACAGTTTTTACTATTTCTCGGTTACCTACATTTGCCGATTTCGCTTTTAGGGTTAATTGGGTATCCCCACTACCTGATGACGGGTCTAATATTACATGCCCTTTTGTTACTGCCATAATTATAAAACATTAAAAGTTGAGTTTGTATATATATTTACATATTGATTGTCCCCATTTTGACTAACCGTAGTAAATGACGGTTGCACTTCCAAATAATATCCGCCTTCTATCGAATCTAATATCTGTTCCAATTGCCTTTCAAATTCTTCATCAGATAAAAGATTTGAATTATACGGGAATTCAGATGCTCTTATCAATGTGGCATTGTTTGAAGTTTGAAGCCCTTCTACATCCAATTCTTGACCTACTGTCAGTTGTGGAGTATAAGACAACAGCCCGTTTAAGGATAATATTTCGTCTATTTGAGAATAATCCCCGCAAACGTTCAACAAAACATCAAAAATCGTATCTCCATATTTAACTTTGTATGCCATATTGCCTGTATTCTGAATTATATACTACTTGCAACTCATATTCATATACTCCAGATTCCTCCGTCTCCTGTACGGAAATTTCTGCTATACGCCCACCGTCATTTAATATTTGATTCTCGGCTCGTGTAGCTAATTCTGTAGCTTCGTTCTGATTCACGTTTATAGCGACTTCCTGAAACCCTACTCCGATACTTGGATTATCTATGCTGGCTACGCTTTTCATGAAGATTAATGTTCCATTCTGTACGCTACATGAATCTATAATAACCATATCCGTATCAAATACGATATCATTATTCTCTATATCAAATTTAAAATCTTGCATATAACAGAAATTTCACCCCTAATATAATAATTAAAAATTTAATGTGTAAACGTTTCGTCCTGAAAATCTTCCTGATTGAAATCTTTTGCCTTTGAATCAGGAGCAGGGACACTTACATCCACTGCCGTTTGTGATGTTGCACTTCCTTCTGTAGTTATTTTCGCTATCGTATGCGTATGGCTATTGAATGCTTTTACAAACTCGTTCAGTTTCGCTTCCAACTTCTCGATATATATCATGGGGCTCTCCCCGCCATTTACCTTTACTATTTTGTCCTGCATCTCTATTGAAGTTTCCCCTACTTTTATATCTAATTTCGCGTTGTCAGTCGTATTTGTATATGTTATACCGTCCTTATCCATTGTAAGAAGCTGCTTTTGGCTATCTTCTAACATCTCGAACTGTACAGATACTGACTGCACTTTAGAGAACTTTATAGGGAAAGATAGGGAAGAATCCCCCTGCACGAACCCCAATACACAATTGCTGCCTATTTCTGGGATTTGTATCACGGAAGTAGAATCATGGGGGATAATGGAAAGAGGGATATTGAACATTTGGTTATCATCGTCCGACACGACATCAAATGTCAGCTCTTCCATATTTACTCCAGTAACTTCACCATATACTAAAGATACTGAAGAATAGCTTTTCAACACGTTCCTTAAATTATCCCCTAATTCCTGCATTGCAGAATCGAACTTGGAGCTTTTTCTATAACTTAAAACATCCATTCTTCATTTGTCAATTTTGATGAAACATGATATCCGTTTTCGTTGAATTCCCTTCTTATCCCTAATACATACAGATTCGCACTGTTTTCAGGGAATAATGTGTCAGTGAAATTTACATAGTCGAACAAATCTATGCGAGGATATAGCAACGTCGTTATTGTCCCGCTATTATATTCCCCCTTTAATCCTTGATACGCATTATTTGCGAATTCTTCCAACCCTTCTTGTGTCTGTATAGAACTGCAATTCAATCGGATAGGTCTGCCATTCCCTTTATTCCCTACATTTATTGTCGTACGCTTGCCGTTTACATAGCCATTTACCGTAACATAATAATTCTCGAATTTCCCGTTTTTAGGAGATACATCTCGCTCTATTACATTTACAGAAGTGTCTAATTTTATGGTTTTTTTCTGGGTGTATTTTAATCCCGTTCCCATAAATAATTTCCCTTCTGGGTCAATGCCCGTATAAATGCCGAATTTACGCATTAACATCTGTGCTGCTTCAAAGGGGCTGACTCCCTGCCATAATTTTTCGTTGAATGTCGAAGTAGCGGTATAATCGGCTACGGAAATTTCTTCATAATCTCCTGTAAGATTGTTATCCGAACGGTATTTCTTGAATGCCTCATTTCCTACATCGCAACAGACTTTCAACCCTTCATATATCGAGGTCTCTTGTGTCCAATCCTTATTTACGACTCCAAATCTCAAAATAAAACATTTGTCCTCACATACAAGAGTAGTCGGGAACCCTGATTTTATTTTCTTTATAAACCCGTCAAATACGAGCATTTTCCCCGCTTCTGGGTCATTCTCGAAATTTATGTTTACCTGTTCCCCGTAATTGATATTATGGTAATAGGCATATACTTGTATATGAGCCCCTATTTTTATATTAAGCCCTTCTACATCAATTTTAGAACCAGTAATTATTTCATCTCCTTTCAAATAGGCAATAGAATAAAAAGGCAACGTTATTTCCGCTGTTTCCGCCAGCTTCATAACGGTGTTTTCGGATACGAAAGAAACAAAGTTCAATATCTTTTTCCCTTCTATCCAGACTTCATTACCACACCTGAAAAAATTACAATAACATTTCATTGTTTTTCTACAAATAATGTTTGACGCGTTAAATCTACCTCAAGCAAATTAAGGGTAATATTGGTAACTGTAGACCCTTCTTGTGGGTCTATGGCATATCTCGCCAATACGACGAACTGTATCCCTACCTCTTTATTTGTGAAATTATTATATATGGCGAATACCGATTTGTTTTTATACAAATCATTTATAACTGTCGCAAATTTGACTATATCGCCAGCCATTGCGCCTTGATTCTGCCGGAAAGACATAGGGTCATACCTCCCATTGTCGTTTATAGGTTTTCTTTCAAGTTTTATTCTTAATATTATCTCTGCGGGGTTGTATGACGTCATTTCATATATCGCTGACCCGTCTACCAATTGGCTTTTGACAATATTTTTTGATGCGTTTATAGATAAGCTGTAAGATAACGGCAAATAATAATCGCTTATCCTGAAAATATAGTCATTCTCATTTGTCACGGAAATAAGATTGTCTTTCGCGTTCGCGCTTGAAGCGGAATATCTGGTTTTTTGGTTTATCAATGAACTCTTAACCTTATTCCCTATCCCATTGATATAACCTCCTTCTGATGATATCGGTATCACTGATTTTACGATTCCTACAGAAGAAAATGTAAGGGCTAATGCCGTAGCTGCCGTTTGCTCCGCATCTCTTATCGTATCCCCCGCTTTTGCAAGTTCTCCCCTTATATTTTGCGGGATAGATACGGTATTTCTGAATTTATCTTGTAATTCAGACCCTGAACTCGTTTTATAATCATTCTCTTTTGTCATGTTAACGGTGTTGCTTGGTTAAACGCTATATTTAAACCTCTCGCTATTGCCTGTGTCACATAATCCTCTATTTCCCTCATTATTGTTGATGGGTCGGTAGTATTTATGTGGTTGTCCATGTCTACTATGGACTTGTTGAAATTTATAATCAGAGATTTACTTCCCTTTGATAAATCTTTCATACGACCCGTCTCATCTTTAACTGGAGATACTGTAGGAGCAGGAATAAACTCTTTTGAAGTTAATTCAAATGCTCGTGATAACGCTGTCAAATCAGGGGTATAATATCTTAATCTCTTTATTAAATCTTTTGCCTCCTTTGTCCCTAAATTATTAAGATTATTGAAAAGGGTTTCTATATCATCAGCACTTAATTTTATATCTTTTACAGCGGATGTTAAATAACCGGACTTATATAATTTATCATCTGAAGGCTCTCTATATAAATAATTCGTCCTAAGAATCGTGCCTTTTAGCTTATTAATCGCTTGCTCTTTCGTCAAATTATATTCTGGCACCTTAGACCACAATGCAGCCGTAGTCCCTGATGCAAGTCCACTGACAACAGACCCTATCGGGCCAGCAGATGAACCCAATAATGCGCCTGACCCAAATCCTCCTATAAAAGAGCTAATAGTAGGATGTTCATTTATCCAGTTTATTATTTTAGTTCCTACGTCTATAATACCAGAAATAAAGGAATCGAAAGCAGATATAGCCTTTTGAAATATTGAACCATCATACCCCTCTCCGAATGTCTTGTACAGCTTAGATAATGATTCGTTTATATGTATACTTGTGTTTGCTATATCTTCATAAAAGTCTTCTAAATACTCTAATTTATCAGCCTCTAAATTTTCTTCAGATAATTGAACACGACCTTTTAATACCCCCGCTCTGGGCAATTCAAATTGTCCTATAAATTTTTCAAATGCCTTTATTAAAGCTTGGGGATTTTCTCTAATAAATGAATATATATCTTCTCCTTTATTCTTTGATTGTGCTCTAAGGTCAAAAACATACTTCTCGATTAAAGGCACTGACTTGAAAAGTTCTTTCATGTCTATACCCTGCCAAGTAGTAAGTAATTGTTGCAAGTTCAACCCGACTATCTGCAAATCTCTGCCTGAAACAGCAGAAATCTTAGCTGCTAATTGTCCGAACCATTGGGCATCTCTTGACGATAATTTTGTATCTCCTACAGTTAATCCCGTCATTGTATTCATCAAAGAAACTAATCCGGCTCTGGAACCTCCTGTTTGCGTAACAATGTCTGTAGCATTACGGAACATCTCATTATATCCGCTCCCTTGTGCTAATCTTGCCATATTATATTGCGAGACATTCGATATCGCTTGTGAGGTTTGTTCACTCATGAGATTATTTTTACCCCAACGGTACAATAATCCTCCTCCGGCTATAGACAACGCTTTTAACCCGACAATCCCTCCTAACGTCCCAATGATAGATTTTAATGCCGGAATAGCCTGTAATGCAGCTTTACCTACAGAACCTATCAGGTTAGCAAAGTTCCCTAAATTCCTTTGCCAACCTGAGTAAGTAAATGAATTTGCAATAAAATTATTTTGAAATCTTTGTCTTGCCTGATAATATCTATCTATATTCCTTAGTAAATGGCGATTATTTGCAAACGGAGAACGATATGCAGCATAATTCATCCTCCGCCATAAATTCATGCGTTCTTCTGGGATATGAGGATAAGGGTTATATCTTCTCCCTCCTGCCGGATTATTAAAGCTACCTCCCCTACCACCTATATTGTTTGTTATACTTTTTAAGTTTTGGGCTTTCTTTATAGCGTCGTCCAGTTTAGCATTTAGGTCTCCCTTTAGATTAAGCTCTATTTGATAGATATTAGGCATAGCTTATTTCTTTTTGTCAATTTTAAATGGTGCAAAATTTACATTGTCCATTATCCATAATGCAAGACAATGATACTTCTCTATCTCTTCCAAAGTTAATGATTCCGTTACCTTATTAATAGGAATATGGAAAAAATGTGATACTAATGCTTTTTTTATCAAAAGCGGGTCTGTCTTGCTATATTGTGTTAATTTATATTCTATTTCTGCTCGGGCATCTGCATATTTAGGGTTTTCCCTGCCCGATTGATAAAATTTATCAAATCCTCCTGTACTTGTTCTGAAGAGAACAGAGACAGACATGCAATCCCGTCACTTGAAATCCTTTTTGCTAAAGTCTTGTCAACGACAAATATATTAACGTATTTTATTGCGTCGTTTATCTTTCTCTCTGTCGTCGTATCCGAATTATCCAACAAAGAAGTAATGAAAATTGAATCTTCCAAACGTGTACGCTCTGCATGTCTTAATTCTACATCTTCTGTTACTTCTATTTCCTCGAATATCCCTTTTTTGTCCGGTAATTTCTCTACAAATGTGAAATTTGAAACTTTAAATGTGCTCATGTGTTGATAGTTTTAAATGTAAAAAGGAGATAGGGGATTATTCCCCTATCTGATTAAATAGCTATTGGTGTAACTTGTCTTGTAAGTTCTGTAGCCCTGAAATTCAAGGTTACTAAAGTCTGAGGGTCATTAGCATTGACCTCGAAAGAATCATTGCTAAATTGTGCTCCTGTATAGGTCAAAGTCGTATCAGTCGGGGTTAAATCCGCCCTGTTGCTGAACATGATAGTAACGGTAAGCCCTTCAGGAATATCAGTTAATGACGGTCTCAACGTAGTTGCTATCCCGTTATAACTGTTTATTAACCTGTTCCATTCTCCTGATTGTATAACAAAAGAACCTGAATAGGCTTTGTTTATACCTTTTACGGAAATAGGAGTTTCAGAACTTATTGCGTAAATCTCATTTACTGACTTTTCTATACTTCCCGAAAAATTCTGCGCTGTGAACAATTGTATAATTGCTCCATTTCCTAAGTTTACCCAAACTTGGACGTCAGCACTTGATATTATTAGTCCCGATTGGTCTGCCATAATTTTAAGAAATTGAAGTTACAAAGAATGTTGTTACAAAGGCTTCACGCATTGCAGGGTTCGGTACTATACTTATAGTCACTTCCAAAGCTTCGGATTGTATGTAATTATCATCCTTAGCCTTGAAGTCGAAATCTATCGCCCCAGC